GATCAGCGACAACCCCATCATCACCGGGGGCGAGTTCATCTACAACGGGACCATCGTTTACGAGTGGCCCTACCTGCCTGTCGTCAAGAGCACCGTTAGCTCGTCCACGTCGTACCGTCGTGGCGTGTTCTGCGGAGCGCAGGCGCTTGCGATTGCGGTGGGCATGGACAACTCGGCAACGAAGATGTCCTGGGTCGAGGAACGCTTCGACTACCAGAACCAACTCGGCGTCTCTGCCGGCATGATCTTTGGCGCGAAAAAGACTCGGTTTAATTCGAGCGACTACGCGACCATCGTCATGTCTGGCTACGCGCCCGCGCCCTAAGGAGACCTAAACATGGCTGCAAGGACTCTGACTTACACGCTCGGCATGTCTGGCCCGATTCGTGAGAATCACGTGGGCGTCAACACCATCACCTTTGACTGCAACTCGGGTGCTACCAAGTTCGGAACGGTCTCGGATATGTTCCTGCTCGGCAAGATTCCGAACGGTGCGGTCGTTACGGGTGGCGGTATCACCTTCGGCACGCAGGGCAGCGCGGCAAGCACGTTCACGCTGCTTCTGCTCTCTGACGAGGGTTCCGGCACGTTCAGCACGTATGCGACCCTGCGTGCTGCCGGTGGCTCGATCACGGCCAATGCGTCTACGGTGCAGTCGTACAGCATCGTCGGCCCGGTGACCAAGGTGAGCTATTCGGATGACCGCGCGGTGCAGAACGCCGTCCTGGCGCTCAATTGCACGGTCGGACCTTCGGAGACTGCCTCGTTCAGCTTCCAAGGGTTCATTAACTACATCACCGATGGTCGCAGCACGACCTAATCGTTGATGAGCGTCATTCAACAGACGCTGGAGCGCGCCCTAGACCTCCACAAGCAGGGGGACTACGGGCGCGCCTCCCATCTCTATAACTGCATCCTGAACCTTTCCCCGTTTCACGAGGGGACGCTTTATCTACTGTCGGACTTGTATCTTCGGCAGGAATACTCCGGGCTGGCGATCAACCTGCTGACAAACCTGCTCGACCGCAATCCCAAGAACGCGCAGGCGTGGTGCAACCTGGGTGTTGCGTTCCGCAAAGAGGACCGCTACGACGAGGCAATCAAGGCTTGGGAGCGCGCACTCGCCATCGAGGGCGACACGTCCGAAGTGTGCAGCAACATGGCAACACTCTACAGCGACCGGGCAAAGCCTGAAATCGCGCTTAAATGGCTGCGGCGCTCGTTAAAGTGCGATAGCACGAACGTACACGCGCACTGGTCGATGGCGCTGGCGCTGCTGACGAAGCGGCAATGGGCCGAAGGGTGGGACAAGTACGAGTATCGGCAACAGCTACCGCATTGGGATAAGCGCGATTCGATCAAAGCGCCGTGGTGGGATTTCCAGCCGACCGACCATCTTTACATCCACGGCGAGCAGGGCGTGGGCGACGAGATCATGTTTCTGTCGTGCGTGCCTGACATCCTCCCGCTTGCCAAGCAAATCACCATCGAACTTAACCCGCGCGTGTGCGAGATCGTGCGCCAGACGTGGCCGCAGATTCGCGTGGTGTCGGAGCCTGACGGCGAGACGTACAGCGCAAAGATCGCCATCGGAAGCCTTGCGGCACGTCTGCGGCGCTCGGAGGATGCCTTTCCCGGCACTGAGTATCTGCGCCCCGATCCGAAGCTTGTCGAGCACTACCGGGCGCGTCTGGAGGCGCTAGGGCCGCGTCCGTGGGTGGCGCTGGCGTGGCACGGCGGCACCAAGCAGACGCGCGTGCGGGACCGCTCGCTGTCGCTGGATGACCTGAAATCGCTACAGGAGCGGTTTACGTGTGTGTCTGCGCAGTACGAGCACACGAATCCGGTTCTTGCAGAACAGCGCGAGGCGGCGGGGCTGGTGCGGCTGGACAACCAGTGTATCGGTGAGGATTTGGCCGCACAGGCGGCGCTGTTTAAGGCCGTTGATTACGTCGTGACGGTTCAGCAGACGGCGGTTCATGTGGCTGGCGCGGTGGGCGCGCAGACGTTTGCGTTGATTGGACCATATCCGCATTGGCGTTACGGACTGACCGGAGATATGCCGTGGTATCGGTCGGTGAAACTTTGCCGAGCCATTCACGGATGGCAGGAACAGATTACCTACGTGGAGCGTTGCATTGCTAATCAGCAAGGAATATGCCGAGATCAACCGGCGCATGCACGAGCGGCCTGAATACGGCGTGATGGGGCAGACCTACGCTCACATCGTGAGCGGGCTTGCGAACCAGTACCGCACGGCGTCGATCCTAGACTATGGCTGCGGGAAGCGCACGCTCGAAAAGGCGCTCGGGTTCCCGATCTGGAACTACGACCCGGCAATTGACGGCTTGGACGACACGCCCGCCCCGCGTGACATCGTGGCGTGTACGGACGTGCTTGAGCACATCGAGCCAGAATGCTTGGACGCCGTGCTGGACGACATGCGCCGTTGCACGCTGCGGGTGATGATGTCAGCGATAACGGTTGTGCCTGCAAAGAAACTGCTGCCGGATGGAACGAATCCACACAAGATTTGCGAGCCGTGGGAATGGTGGCACGAGCGCCTTAGCAAGCGGTGGCGGCTCACCAATTTTTTAGACATGACGAAGCGTTTCGTCTGGATCGGTACGCCGGTATGAACGTCGTGTTTTTCGCCGTGGGCCAGGAGCACGCCGAAATGGCGGAGCTTGCGGCATCGGCCTTGCGCGCGACTAATCCGGAGGCTGTGGCATACGTGCTGACGGACACGACGACTACGTTTCGCACGCTGCAACCTGTGCGCGGATACGTGTCGCCGCAGACGATGATTTACGACCGGACGATTGCGCAGTACCAGTTCCTCTTGCAGCACCGCGAGGCGCTGTTTCTCGATTCGGATTGCGTCGTGCGGCGCGATCTTTCGGGCGTGTTCGATGGTTCGATCTGCGTCACGGATCGCATCCCGCCAAAAGCCGTGCCGGACCAGATTTACAACGGGGGTGTCCTCTACGGGCGAGGGCATGGTGGCGTGGCGTTCTGGCTTCATTGGTGCCAACTGTACTGGCACATTCAGCGCGACGCCTGGGCGTGGTATGGCGACCAGTTGCTTCTCGCGCACATGGCGAAAACGTACCCGGTAACTGTGTATTCGGGGCAGACGCACAACTATGTCCCGAGCGGGCCGGATGACGAGACGGACGACGCTTACATCGTTCACTTCAAGGGGGCGAAGCGTAAGGCGTGGATGGTGGATTACGTGCAACGGATGATGCGTGAACAGGTGGCAGCATGAGACGGCGGCAGATCAACATCCTGCGCATGCAGGAAGCCGAGCAACAGCGAATGGAGGTGATCCGAGGTGAAAGCCAAGAAACCGATGCCGAGGCCGGGCAAGGGCGGCAAGAAGTGCTGGTCGATGTAGATGGGGCGAAGGTTTGCCCCAAGTGCGGAAAGCACCTCGGACGTGGCGCGCATTTCCACGTCCGGGCGTGCAAGGGGTAGCACATGGCTATTGCGACGTACAGCGACTTAAAGACCGCAATCTACGCCTGGGTCGATGCTGCCTCTGGCGATTTCAGCGGCACGACGATAGACGACCTCATCCTGCTCGCGCACCAGCGGATTAACCGTGAGGTGCGCTGCCGGGAGATGGAAGCGTCGATTAGCGCGACGATTAGCGGTGGTGTCGTTCCGTTGCCTGCCGGATTCATCGACCTGAAATATGCGTATCTGTCAAACGACCAGCCGCACCAGTACCTCACCAAGCGCACGGCGGATTTTATCCATCGGCGCTACCCGCACCGGCAAGCGGCGGGCGAGCCTCGCTACGTTGCGCGCGAGTTCTCCGAACTGATATTCGGCCCGTATCCGGATGCTGGCGAGACGTACATCATGAGCGGCGCGTACTGGAAGCGGCAAACGCTGACCGCGACGGCGACATTTAACGAGGTGTTCCGAGCGCATCCGGACCTGTACCTAGCGGCGAGCATTGCGGAGGCGATACCGTTCCTCGGGCAAGACTCGCGGCTGGCCGTTTGGGAGCCGAAGTACCAGCAGATCAAAAACGATCTGATGATGGAGGTCAACAACGAAGGCTACGAGGGAAGCGAGGTGGACTTCTGATGTACCCGCTGCAAGTGTTCATCGGCTACGACCCACGCGAAGCAGTTGCCTTCCACGTCTGCGCAAACTCGATCATTCGGCATGCGAGCGTGCCGGTGTCGATCACGCCGCTGGCGCTGAATACGCTGCCGTTCTACGGAGAGCAGCACACAGACGGGACGAACGCATTCATTTATTCGCGCTTCCTCGTCCCGTACCTGTGCGGTTTCCAAGGCAAGGCGCTGTTCGTGGACGGCGATATGATCTTCAAGGACGACGTTGCGACGCTGTTTGCGCTGCTGCGTTCGGACATGGATGTTGCCGTTTGCAAACACGACTACAAGACCAAGTATCCGATCAAGTATTTTGGCAACGTCAATGCCGATTACCCACGGAAGAATTGGAGCAGCGTCGTACTGTGGAACTGCGGCCATAGCGCGCACCAGGTGCTCACGCCGGAATTCGTAGCGGACAAGCCCGGATCGTACCTGCATCGGTTCTCGTGGGTGAAGGACGAGCGAATACAGGCGTTGCCGTTGGAGTGGAACTGGCTCGTTGACGAGTACGACCACAACGACGAAGCAAAGAATCTGCACTTCACGATTGCGATCCCTGCTGTGACGGCTTATGAGGATTGCGACCACTCGGCGGAATGGTGGGACGAGTACCACAAGACTATTCACGTGGACGACGTGCGATGAGACTGGCCCTTGTGCTTGTAATACTGTTGACCGGCTGCGCGACGGACTTTCAATCTATCCGGTGGGTAATTGGCACGCGAGATGAAATACAAGCGGCATGTGGCGGCTCATTTCGTGAGCCTGTGCTTGGATGTGCCAAGCATGTCGGGGAAATGTGCGCCGTTTACACAGTAGATTCGACCGATGACGCAAAACTTGAGCGCATTCTAGGGCACGAAGTAAGGCATTGTTTTTTTGGCAGGTTTCACGACTGATGGCAAAAATAACAATCCCGCTGATTGGCAGCATGATTGAGGCAGACGTTACGCATTCGTACTCGTCAAAAGCGAGTATGCGCGGGCAGAATTTTCGTAATTGCATATTCCGATACTCGCAAAACGCCATCAGCGGCGGGTCAAAAATAGAGGTCCGTCCTTTGACGGCATTTGGTCAATACTGGAGGACAGGGCCGAGTCCCGCTGCTCTTGGTTCCGCATTGATGCAGTGGACGGGAAAGGGAGATGGAGACAATGTTGTGTCGGCGTTTGGCGCAACAAACTCCACGATTTACGAAGATGGGACTAGCCGTGGTTCTATCACAGGGAAAGTAATATGGTTTTCGGAGACGATGGTTACGACAACAGCCACGTTTCTTGCGTTGGCAGATAATGGGCGCGCTTGGTATTACCCTGACGGTGGAGCACTGACAGAAATAACGGATACGGACTTTCCGACAAAGCAGACGCCGGCGCTTACGCCGACCGGGAACTTTGTACACATGGACGGTTATGCGTTCATCGCTTGCACGAATGGTCAGATTTGGAATTCTGACCTAAACAGCGTTAGTGGATGGACTGCTAACAACTATGTTTCCGCTGCTGGCAAGCCAGATGGATTAATTGGATTAGCCAAAAAAGGCGACTACATATACGCATTTGGCACATTGTCATGTGATGTTTATTACAACGCGGGCAATGCAACCGGCTCGCCGCTTAGTCCAGTAAAAGGCGCGTCATTTTCAATCGGCGCACTAAATCAATATTGCATTCTTCCTTTTCGGGATAGCGTGGTATGGGTAGGTGTTTCAGCAGAAGGGGGGATTGGTGTTTATATTCTCGACGGGGCATCTCCTAAAAAAATATCCACTGGGCTTGTTGATAACTTCATTTCCGCATCGTTGGAATTGAAGTTGCACACAATTATTGACCAAGGGAAACAAATTATTTTTCTTGGGTATCACGGAGCAGGAGAGTCGTCCGGATACGGATATATCTACGATCCTGAATTGAATATATGGAGTTCCGCGCTATTCAGCAATAACTTTGAAATCAATCAAACGATCATCCTGCGGACTTCCAATGGCGCAATGTACACCGTAGCGGTTAATGATGACTACGGCGCTTTGCAAAGCAACCTCCTAGTAACTTATCAAACTGCCATTGCGCTTATCGGGCCGATTGGTGAAGGAGAGGCGCATACGATTAAGTCGATCCAAGTGTTAGGAGACGGATTTGGAACGACAACCGGACTAACTGTAAGCATTGCCGTTAATCATTCAGACGATATTGCAAGTTGGACTTCAGAGCGTGACGTAACAACAAAAACGGGTATTGCACATAGATTTGGATATGCCAAATCTGGAAGGACTCGTATTCGACTTTCATGGACCGGAGATAGTAATACGGTTAACGATGCATGGTTAAATGCTGTTCGCGTTGACATAGAGCAAGCCCGTGCGTTTGCCTGATATTTTAGGAATTTCGCTTCAATCATTTTCCGCTCGTGACTTGCAGGGCATCGACAAGTGGACCGCATGGACGCCGACCTACTCCTTCACCACGGCCACGAGCCTCACAGTAACGGGCCGATTCCGAGTTGTCGGGCGGCAGTGTTTCTTTCAAGTGAAAAGTACCGGCACCAGTCTTGCAACAACGGCGGGAACGGATTACATCGCGCTGCCCCTCACTGCGGCTGGCCTTGGCGGTGCTGGTGTGATGACTAACGACACGACGAACGTGGCAGTGGGCACCGGGCATATCGACGTGGCGAACTCGCGGTTCTACCCGCCGACGCAGGCTGCGAGCGGTAACGACTTTATCTTTGCCGGATGGTTTGAGGTGTAGCTATGGCTAAGAAATACCAAAACGCGCAGCAAGCCGCAGACGGCAATTGGTACGTCTATGACGACGAGACCGGCGACCAGATTCGCGTCATCCCGATTTCGCGGGTGGACGACGAAGGCAACATGGTTCAGTCGTTCGAGAAGGCTGGCGCCGATCCGGAAAAGCAAGCGGCCATGAACCAGATGGGCTACACGCAAGCACGTGATGCCGCACCCGCCCCGGTGAACTGGACCGAGCCGTTGCCGCAGAACCTGTCGGGCTTTACCGTGACCGCGAACCAGGACACGGTTCGTCCCGGCGATACGGTGCCGGTTTCGACCGTTGCTGACCTCAACGCGCTTGGCTTGAGTGCGTCTGCATCGCCCATTGAGACGATGGGATTGCAGGAGTACCTGGGCCAGACCGGGCAATCGCTCCAGGAGTACCAAGCAGCGACGGGTGCGCAGCCGTTCGTGTTCAACAACGACGGTACGGCGGTATACGACCCGAACGCGCAGACGACGAAGTACGAGTACACGCCTGCCAGCTACGCACAGAACGCGATGATCGGCCTTGGCGGGATCGGGCTGCTCGCCGCTGCGCCTGCAATCATGGGGGCGCTTGGGGCGGCACCGGCTGCGGCGGCTGCGGCTCCTGCGGCGGAAGTGGCAGGCGCGGGGGCGCTGGAATCGTTCCTCAATACCGTCCCTGCGACCTTCGGCGCGGAGGCTGCTGCGCCGTCCCTGCTCTCAACTGGCACGCTCGCCTCGACGCCGGTAAGCGCCTTGAGCGGGCTTTCCAGCGTGCTTCCGGCGGGTGGTCTGGAGGCACTGATGGCAGGCGCTCCGCTGGCGATGTCCGTTGCTGGTGCGCCTGTCGTGCTGGACGCCGCCGGCAATCTCGGCATGTCGCAGATCGGCGGACTTGCGCCGGAACTGTCCACGGTCACGCCTGCAAGCTCGATTCCGACGACGGGCTCGTTTACGCAGACGCTGGACCTTCCGGCGCAGCAGAATCCGTTCATTGCTGACACTACGCCGACACTGGAGAGCATGGCGCAGCCTGCGGCACCCACTGCGCCGACCACGCCTCCCGCACCGCCTCCGGTCGAGCCGTCCATTCTGGATTCGATCAAGGCGATCACGCAAAACCCCGTCTACCAAGCCGTCAGCGCGGCCTCTACGCTGTCGTCGGTGCTCGGGGATAGCGGGGCACCGGTCGATTTCACTGACATTGTGAACGGCGGCATTCCGTCCATAGATCAGAGTATCAACGCAGCGGTCACGGGCGTCGGCATCAACATGCCGACCGTCGCCGGGACTGGAGCATCGCTTGGCCTGCCTAATGGCGGGCTGGAAGCGATCATGCAAAACATACCGTTTAACACTACAAACCCCGTTACCGGGCTTCCTACGACCCTTTACCCTGATGGCTCGTCGTCGGTCCAACAGACTGGCGGCGCTGCGTCGAATCTGAGCACACCCACGCCGACGCCCACGGGGACTTCGCTGCCGACCGGGACTACGCCGCCGACCCCGAATTCCGCCTCCAGCATCCTCTCCCGCCTGCTCGACGGCACGGCAACGACGGCGGACTGGACGCAACTGCTCGGGCAAGCCGCATCCGGCGCACTTGGCTACCTCGGGAGCCAGGATCAGACGCAGGCTCTGACCGACCTGCAAAACCAGCTTAACGCGCAGCGTGCGCCGTTCCTGAACAAGGCGACGGGCTACCTCAACGACCCGAATTCGTTCTACACCTCGCCCGAGGCTACCGGGGCGGCTAACGCTGTGCTGCGGCAACTGTCTGCGACATCGGGGAATCCGGCTGGCTCTCCGACTGCGCAGAGCATTGCCACGGGGGCGCTATATGACCGCTACTTGAGCACGGTCAACTCGCTCGGGTCGCTTGGCCTCTCGGGGCAGGGCATACAAGCCAACCTCGGCACGCAGGCGGCGCAGTCTGGCGGGCAACCGTATGCGATTGCAGGTGACATTCTCGGCGGGCTGACGAGCCCAAGCAGTAACGACACGAATGCGCTACTGCAAAAGCTGATGAAGCAGATGGGTTCGACGTTCAGTCTGGCGTGAGGTAGACATGGCTAACGATCTTGTGCAGATGTATGGACCGGGGTATGCCGGTTATCTCAACGCCAGGAACCGAGCGACGCAAGAACAGATGCAGGGATTGCAGGGTCTTGGCATGCTGTCGAATATGCAGACGGCTCAATTGCAACGCGACGCCTTGCAGGCTCAGTTAGCAGAAAGGCAACGCGCGATGCAACAGGCGCAAGAACGCGATACCCAAGTGCGCGGGTATTTGTCTGGGCAAACAGTGACGCCCGAGCAAGCGGGCAGCTTGCCCGGTGGGCCGACAAATGAGAATGCCGGAATGATTGGCGCGCAGACGCAGCCTCCTGCGCTGGGAGGCATGCCGATAGATCAAGTTCGGGCATTGTATATGTTCGGTGGGGCAGATGCCGTAGCAAAGGCGATGCAGGAGAACCTTAAAACTCCGGAGAAGGCAAGGCTTATTTCTATGCTGCCTCAGTCGGCCCAGCCCGCCGCATTGCTGCACGCCGCTGGTGTTGGTCCGCAGGTTTCGTCGTTCGATGCTGGTGGGACGATGGGGATGCAGTCATATGACCCGGTGACGCAATCGGTCAGTGTTGTATCCCAACGCCCAAAGACAGCAGCGCCGGCCAGTCGCCCGGTATGGTTAAACAATGACGGATCGGTAGACGAATCTCTGTATCAACGGCAAATTGGACTTAACCGAGCCGGAGCGGCGGCGGCGCCTTCTCTGACCATCAACTCGCCATTGCTTCCCGGCAAGGATGCGGCAAACAAAGTAGACCAGAACATTCTTGACGCCGGGCAACAGATGTCCGGCCTAACGGCTATTGAGCAGCAATACCGACCGGAGTACCAGACGCTCGGAGCGCGATGGTCTGCGCTGCAAACAGGAATGAAAGAGCGCCTAGGGCTTGGCGTTTCTCGTGAGGATAAACAAGCGCTGCAGGACTTTACGAAGTACCGTGCCGTTGCTGCTAACCAGCTTAACAGTTACATCAAAGCAATGACAGGCGCGGCATTATCTGAGGCGGAAGCGGAGCGATTGACGAAGGCTGTGCCTAATGCCGGGCAAGGCATGTTCGACGGCGACTCTCCGACCGAATTCAAAGCAAAACTGGATGCGGTTACCGCAGATTTGCGTAAAGCAATTGCGCGGAATGTGTTTATCAAGCGGCGCGGATTTGCCATTGGAGACGTGCCGCTAGAGCAGATGCCAAGCATCATCAACAATCGTGGCGCAGAAATAAAAGAGGAAATTAAGCAATCGTCACCTAACACGTCAGATGCAGATATTGCAAAAATGGCTCGCCGCAGATTGGCGGAAGAATTCGGCCTTATTTACGAGCAATGACAATGGAAGATTTTGCTAGCGATTTGCTTAACTCCAAGCCTCGGCAGACAGCGCAGCCAGTCGCTGCGCCTGCGGCGCCGTCTCCGTCCGGGATAAATAGACAAGCAGCGATGGACACTTTGCGCATGGTGCCAAATTATGCCGCAGGTGGTGCATTGGGCATGGTGAAAGGCATCGCCGATTATGCCGTTGGCGCGGCGCAAAATCTGGCTAATCTACCGTTTATGCCAAATGCGGCAGCGGAAGGGGTAAACAGTTATATTGCCATGAGAAACGAAGCATACCGTGACGCTGCGCCCAATGTGCAGAATAGCGTTGCCGTTGGCAGAGTCGCGGGGAACATTATCCCTACGCTCGCTGCGGCGCAGAGTGCGCCAGCATCTAGCCTCATGGGGCGTATGGCTCAAAGCGGAAAGATCGGCGCCGCATCCGCGTTTTTGGCGCCCCAAGAGGGCGTTGACCCTAACGAATTCTGGCTGTCAAAAGGTTTGCAAGCCGGGATTGCCGGCACGATCTCGTTTGCGGCTCCGGCACTGCTTGAGCCTGTGTTTCGTGGGCTGGGCGCGGCGGTCAACGCCGTAGGAGCAAAGATTAAGGGCACAACGGCAACGCTAACTGGGAAAACGTCGGATGCGGCCGTGCGTGAGCAGATTCGCATTGAACTGCAACGCGAGGGTGTCGATTGGAATAACTTTAGCGAAGGGTTGCGCAACAGTCTTACGGAGGAAGCGAAGAAGGCGCTAAAGGCAGGTGGTGAACTAGACCCACAATCTTTGATGCGTCTAGCCAAAGGCAAGCAGTTCGGCGTTGAACTCACGCAGGGCCAAGTGACGCGCAACCCGCTCGCGTGGTCGAGAGAGCAAAACCTAGCAAGGACAGAACCGGGGCAGGACATTGCGACACGGCTCACTGAGCAAAATTCCGCGCTCGTCGGTCAACTCGACCAAAGAGTACAAGCGACCGGGGCGAAATCCACCGATCCCTACGACGTAGGTACGGCAACCATTGCCGCCTTGAAGGCCCGCGATACTGCAATTCAAGGGCCGATTAATGCTGCGTATGCGTCGGCCCGGGACAACTTGGGTCGAGCGGCGCCGATGGATGTCGCAACATTCTCCAGGCAGGCCAATCTTGCGCTGGATGAAAAAATGCTTGGCTCATCCTTACCGCCTGAGATTCGGTCGATTCTCAACGACGTTTCTGCGGGCAAGATTCCATTGACGGTAAATAGCGCGGTGCAAATGGATCGCGTGATGTCTGCTGCGCAACGCAAAGCCGGACAAGGCACGCCGGAAGCGATGGCAATCGGTGAAGTCCGAAAGGCGCTTAATTCCGCCCCTATTGCAGACAATGTGGGTGTTGATGCGAAAACCGCTTTTGATGCCGCGCGAGACCTTGCCAAAAAGCGATTCGATTTGCTTGGCAAAACACCGGCAATGGCAGATGCGGTCGAGCCTGGGGCAAGGCTTGCGCCGGAAAAGTTTGTTGAGAAGTACGTGATTAGCAATTCGGCGTCCATTGACGACGTAACCGCATTGATGAAGCAGTTAACCCCGGACGCCAAAATGCAGTTGCAGGGGCAAGTGATGGCCTACCTACGCGACCAAGCAATAAACAACGCTCCGAGCGAAGTCGCTAAGTTTTCGCAGTCGGCGTTCAAAAAGGCGCTGGATCGGGTAGGGGATAGGAAACTGCAAGTGATCTTTGGCGATA